CGTGGAGCCGCAGCACCTATCGCGAGTGGCACACGGGCCACTTGCACCACCAGGCGGCCGAGCACAACAAGCCGCTGGACACGCTCGACGGCGTGATCGTGCGGACGGCCCCGACGATCTGCCCGCCGGACGATTGGCACTCAGCCAACGGATTCCTCGGTGCTAGACAGGCATGCGAAACATTCCTCTACAGCCACGATGGCGGGCTGCGATCTATGCACGTCAGCGAAGGGAACAGAAAGGGATGATCACAGTGGCCGACCGACTCAATGGTGATGGCGTGATGCGAGAGGGATTGCGGCCCGGCTCTCGCGAGTTTCTCGACATCCTTGACGAGATCCGCACGCTGCACCTTCGTAAGACGCTCGACTACGGCGCAGACGAAGACGCCCTGGCGAACATCCGCAATTCGGCCGACGTGATCAACGTGCCCGCCTACGCGGGCTGCGTGCTCCGCATGTCGGACAAGATGCACCGCCTGCGGTCGTTCTTTCGCCGTGGCGAGGTGGAGTTCGACGGCGTGGAGGACACGCTGCTGGACCTCGCGGCGTATTCGATCATTGCCCTGGTGCTGTATCGGGAGCAAGCAAAATGAGCGACTCCAAAACAAACGAACTGCTGGATGAATATGCCCAGCGTTTATTTGTGATCGAAGACAGACTTGAGAAAATGCACGTCACGCTGCAATTTATGGCCACATTGCTTGAGGCCGTCAGGCATATCGTTTTGATTCACATGCCTCTTCCAGACGTTGACGAGTGATTGACCACATGAATCCCCGCGTGCCCTACTCCGAGGACGAGGCCCAGGAAGCGTGGCTCTGGGTGGGCCGCCACGGGCCTTCCAATTCGTGGACGGCGACCAACGGCACGGCGGCCAGGATGATCGGCCGCCTGCTCGAAGAGCGCGAGCGGCTGCTGGCGATCCTGGCGGCGCGCGAGAACATCGCAAGGCCAGCGGAACAGTGAGCCGGGCGGCGGGTCGAGGCGGCAGGTTTTCCTTCCTTTCCCTGCCGCCTCCCCGTCAGCCCGGCTATCTCAAGTCGAGGTGCGGCAGGGCCGCAGTTGAATCCTCTTCGTTCGGGCAGATGACGGGATCGACATACACCCGTTGCAGGTTCGGGTCGCTGTGGTCGAGCAGCTGCGTCGCGGCCGAGCGGCCCCCGGCTAGGGCGGCATAACTCGCGGCCGTGCGTCTCAGCCCGTGGAAGCCCCGATACTTCACGCCCGCCTTGCTGCACAGCAGTTTCAAGCTCGCCCACTGGCTCTTCGTGTGGCGATCCCACGGCCAGACCAGATCGGCGTCGGCCCGCCGGTGCAGGGCCAGCATCTTGGCTAGGTCGGGCGTGATCTGCCGTTCGATGTCGCGGGTTGAGCCCTTGCGGGTCTCGCCGCGAAACACCACGCGCCGCCGCTCCAGATCCACGTCGGCCCACCGGAGCGACATGGTGGCCTCCAGACGCTCGCCGGTGCAGTAGATGGCATAGATGATGGTGGCCCACCACCAGCCGCTAGGAACGCCGCCAGTGCGTCCACAACGCAGGCGGGCTCGCCGCACCAAGGCGGCCACGTCGTCGGCCGTGTAGGCCCGGCCCGTGGGCAACCGCTTGGGAACCTTCACCTTCGGCAACTCGGGGAACTCGGCGGCGATTCTTTTCTTCGCCGCGTAGGTCCAGATGGCGGCGAGCATCACGCGATCCTTGCGGACGCTGGCGGGCGACGGCAGGCGGTTCCTCCACCCAGGTGTCTCTGCTCGCCACTTGAGGTAGCGGCTGATGATGAGGTCGTCGAGGTCATCGGTGGTGGCCTCGCGCCCCAAGAATTTCTTCACGCGATCCAGCAGCATCTCGTAGAGCTCGACGCTCTTGGGCTTCAGTTGGCGTAACAGGGCGTAACGCTCAAGCAATTCCGGCAACGGCATGGGCATGGTGGAAACTCCTTTTTTGCTCGGCCGAAGCCATAAGTGTACAGAAGTATACACTTATTAAACCGAACTCGCCTCCACTCGAACTTCGACCCGGCCACCGGATTGTACAGGTGGTCTGGGCCGGGGTTCCACCCATTTGATTTGTGTTCCCGAATCGGTACCATTGGGGCATGATCGCAATGAAAGACGATATGGGCCGGAAAATGCTGTCTTGCCGCGACGCGGCCAAGAAGTACGGCTGCTCCATGCGGTACATCCGCAAACTGGCGCTGGCCGGGAAGCTCGAGCACGAGGTGGTCGGCGGCTCCTACATGGTTGCCGAGGCCGACGTACTGCGGCTCAAGGCCCAGGTGGCCAAGGGCGAGGGCCGCCACAAGCCAAAGGCTGGCGGCTACGGCGAAGGTTGAACTCCCCATTTCACCGCTTGAAAAGATTTTTTCTGAACTCCCCTTGCAATTGGTTCCGATATGGGTACTATCTTGGGCACCAGCGGCAAGGAGGCAACGCAATGCGAATCGACTGGGACGAACTGATACGGGCTTTGGTTTTGGTCAGGCTTGGCCAGGAGCTCGGGTCGGACACGAAGGCGGCTCGCCTGATCCACGACGTGATCGACCTGTTTTGTGCTATCCCGATCTCTCTTTTTTTCTGACTCTGGTTCCGATTTGGGAACCGCTTGACAGAAGTTCATCCATCAATACATTTTCGCCACCCCCCAGAGGAGCCAGTAAACGCATGTACAGTACAGACCCCCATCAGAACGAGTACATCGCCGCAGTGGCGGGCATGGCCGATCACACGCCGAGCCCCGTGAGCCTGCCCGCCGAGGGCGACTTCGTGAGCGGCTGCACCGCAGGCCGCCGGTGGCAGGGCCGGGTCGAGTGGGTCGAGGGAGACCGGCTCACGGTGGACGTGGGCGGCGCATGGCTGGCCGTCAGCGTTCACGACATCACGCACTGAAACACGGAGCCCGGCGGAGCCGGGTAAGCCACGGAAGGGAAACGACCGGCAAGGCAGGACGCGGAGCCGGTTTTCACATCACGCAGAAAGGGACGCGAAAGATGAGCACGGAGATTTCAACGCAGCGGGCAGGCGGACTTGCCCTTCAATCGTTCGACGACGCCTTCCGGTTCTCGAAGATGGTGGCGGCGTCTGAGTTCGCCCCGAAAGATTTCCGGGGAAAGCCCGAGTCCTGCATGCTGGCGATCCAGCACGGGAGCGAAGTCGGCCTGAGCCCGATGCAATCGCTTCAGAGCATCGCCGTCATCAACGGCAGGCCCACGATCTGGGGCGACGCTGCCCTGGCCTTGGTGCAGAGCAGCCCCGTCTGCGAATACGTCAAGGAATACACCGAAGGCCAGGGCGACAACCTGACGGCGGTGTGCGAGGCCAAGCGTCGCGGCTACCCGGCCCCGACGATCAGCCGGTTTTCGATGGCCGACGCCAAGCGGGCCGGGCTGGCTGGCAAGAGCGGCCCGTGGACCCAGTACCCCGAGCGGATGCTGGCCCTGCGTGCTCGTGGCTTTGCACTTCGCAACGCCTTCGCTGACGCCCTGCGTGGCCTCATCACGGCCGAAGAGGCCCAGGACTACCCGCAGGCCGAGCCCGCCCGCGAGCCCGTGCAGGTGCGGCCCAAGTTCGACACGCCGGTGCCTGCCGCCGTGCAGGTCGCCTTGGCCCCGTCAGCGATTGAGAAGGCCCGTGCGGCCGTCAGCCGGGCGACCACGATCGACCGGCTCGAAGCCCTGCGGACGACCGCCGACGAGCGGCTGGGCGACGGCACGTTCACCGAGGACGAGCACAAGGAAATCTGCTCGGCCATCCACGCGAAGCTCGACGCACTCATGGTGGAGGCGCAGACGCGATGAGCGACCGTCGCATCAACGAGGGCCATCCGCCGAGCACCGGCGAATGGAACGAGTTTGAGGCCCGGCAGCCCGAGGTCTTCGAGCGGCGGTCACGCGCCGCCCCGAAGCCTACGGGCCGTCGAGGCCCGGCTCCGCTGCCCATGCTGACCGACGAGCAGATCGTGGCTCACGCCAAGTGGATCCACGCCCGGCTCGTGCTGCTGATCGACGCCTTCGATGACGCGCCGTGGGATGACCGCTGGACGAATCGGCTGATGTCGGCGTTGCTCTCAGCCAGAAACACCCTTGAGTTTGCATCACAGAAAGGATCGGGCGATGGCGTGGCACGACAGTTGGACGCAGATGCGAAAGAAGAAACAGCCCCAGCCGCAGGGGGAAGCCCGCAAGAGGGCAGCGGTGGCGAAGCGGGAGACGCCTGAATCCACCGCAGCCGAGGCTGGCCCAAACAAAAAAACTCCCGGCCAGTGACTCGACCGGATGCCGCACGAGACGCGGCCAAATCAAGGAAACGGAGGGCTCAAGGAAATGGGCGTGTTCATTGACGACAACTGCGACCTGCCGCTGTTCGCGGCGCGGCCCGAGCCGAGGATCGAACTGCCGATCCGCTGCGCCGTCTCGAAGGAGTTGCGCGTGCGGGCTGGCTCCCAGCGGTGGGAACTGCTTCGCCAGTACGTCGAGCACGGCCCGCTCACCAATGAGCAGGCGGGCGATCTCTCGGGCCTGAGTGATCGCAAGGGCTGCTGCTACTGGAAGCGGTGCGGCGAGCTCCTCGAACACGGCTACATCGCAGACACGGGCGAGCAGCGCCGCAGCCAGGCGGGCGAGATGCAGCGGATTTGCCGCGTGACGGATAAGGGGCTGGAAACGATTCAGGCGGCGTCGCGTTGACGTGCGGCCGAGGTTGGTTGGTTTGTTCTGTAATCACGAAAGGATTGCATATGCGTTTGCATAAGCCCGACGTGCGGATGGTCGCCGTGAGCGACCTTGTTGTGGATGAGGATTATCAGCGTGAGGCGATTGCGGCCCATGTGGCCGGAATTGCCAAGAACTTCGATGAAGAGGCGTTTGGCGTCATCGTCGCTGGCGAAAGAGAGGACGGAAGCCTGCATCCGGTGGACGGGTTCCAGCGGCTCAATGCCGCGATGGAACGCGGTGCCACCCATGTGCCGTGCCAAGTGATCCAGAGTCGCGGGCCTGAGCATGAGGCCGAGCTGTTCGGCAAGCTCAACAAGCGTCGGGGTCTCAGCACGCACCAGTTATTTAAGGCTGACGTGTGTGCTGGCAAGCCAGAGGCGGTCGCTGTTTACGCTGCGATTACTGAGGCCGGGCTCAATGTGCGCGGCATGAAGCCCAACGGGAAGCGTCACAGCATCGGCGGCGTTAAGCAGTGCCAAACTGCGTTCCGGCGAATGGGCGGTGGCGATTCCGGTGCTGCGCATGTGACGGAGGTTCTTACGATTCTTCGTCGCACGTGGGGAGAACAGCACCATGACACGGCATATCACTGCGCCGTGATCGGTGGCCTTGCATTCTTTCTGCGGCGCTTCGGCGACAACGTGGACCGCAAGCGTCTCCGCAGCCTGATGGAGAGACAGTCGCCAAACAAGCTCATGGGTAACGGCGACACCTTCAAGATGATGAGCGGTACGACACGAGATGAGGGTGTCGCGCGCGCTTTCTTTGAGGTCTACAACAAGAACCTCACTGCGAAGCGCCTGGACTGGGATGAAAGCCGCGTCGACCTCTTGGAAGAGGTGGCGGCCTAACATGAAAAGCCACATGCGTTACGCCAGCGTCTGCGATGGCATCGGTGCGGCTCATGTGGCATGGCAGCCACTCGGCTGGGAATGTGCTTGGACATCAGAAATTGAGCCATTCCCGGCCGCAGTGGTTGACCACCATTGGAGGTTCAACAACCTCGGCGACATGACACAACTCACGGAGGAGATGCTCCAAAATGCAGGGAACATTCAGCTTCTTGTCGGAGGCACACCATGCCAGTCCTTTTCGGTCGCAGGTCTCAGAGGAGGATTGGCTGACCCGCGTGGCAACTTGGCCCTTCGATTCGTACAGCTTGTTGGCGTCCTTCGTCCCAATTGGGTTGTCTGGGAGAACGTCCCTGGAGTCTTGTCATCTGAAGGAGGACGGGATTTTGCAACCTTCCTCGGGGCGTTGGCAGAACTCAGGTATGGGTTCGCCTACCGAGTTCTGGACGCTCAATGGTTTGGAGTCGCCCAGCGTCGCCGCCGTGTGTTCGTTGTCGGCCACCTTGGAGACTGGCGACGTGCCGCAGCGGTACTTTTTGAGCGCGAAAGCTTGCGCGGGAATCCTCCGACGCGCGGAGCGAAGGAGCAAGAAATTGCCGTCAGCCCTTCACTCCGCGCTCAGTCAAACAGCAGCCACAGAGATGACACCCAAGCATTCGTGCCAGCGATCTCGCCAGCGCTGAAGGCAAGGGATTGCAAGGGGCCAAGTAGCGATGGCGATGGCGATGGCGATGGCGCAACTCTTGTGCCAATAGTTTTTAAAGAAAACATGAGCACGCCTTCATGGGCTTGGGACCAGAGCGAGACATTGCAGGCAGCAAATGGATGCGCAGTTGCCTTTGATACCTACAACCACACATGCGGCGATGTAAGCCAGACGCTTCAGCGTGGGACAGGAACTGATCAGATCGGCGCAGCAGCCATCGGCATGGCAGTCCGCCGCCTGACCCCAAAAGAGTGCGAGCGGCTGCAAGGCTTTCCGGACGGGTACACGGACGTCACTTACCGAGGAAAGCCTGCCGCTGACGGCCCGCGCTACAAGGCGCTTGGCAACAGCATGGCGGTGCCGGTCATGGCATGGATTGGGAAGCGAATCCAGATGGTTGAGGAGGCCAATCATGGCCGGTGAAATGCGAGTAGACATCTACATGCCGCTTTACGTCAGGGACTTTCTGGCTTCCACGCTGGGCTGGACCGCCGAGGAGAAGGGGCATTACCTCACCCTGCTGATGATCCAGTGGGACCGGGACGGCCTGCCCGCTGGGCTCCAAGAGCTTGAGCGGCTCTCCCCCGGCGTTGGCGATGTCTGGCCGATGCTCGAAGGCAAGTTTCCCGTGGGCGACGACGGCCAGCGGAGGAACGAGAGGCTTGAGGCCCACCGGGGCAAGGCCATCGAACTGAAGGAAAAGCGGGTCGAGGCTGCCAAGAAGGCGGCTGCGGCCAAGGCAGCAAACGCAGAGCAACCGTTGAGCAAACGCAGGGCAAACGCAGAGCAACCGTTGAGCAAACGTGAACGCAGCGTTATCCATCCACCACCACCACCACCACCACCACCACCTTCCCTTCGGGAAGAAGAACACACACACCGCACGCGAGACGCAGGCGAAGACTTCGGGCATCCCGGCTGGGCTGCCGAGGAATGGGACCGCTTCCTGGCTGTCTGGAACGCCACCGAGCGGGCCGCCAAGTGGACGCCGCTGATGGCCCCCGCTGGGTGGGTCGATCTTGCGGCCTCGCCCGGCTGGCTTGAGCGTGCCCGGCAGGCGATGGCCAGGCTGCCGCGCTGCCGGTTCTTCGAGAACCCGCTGGCCGTCACCAAGTTCTTCGAGTTCGTTGACCGCATCCTCGCGGGTGAGTTCGACAACGCCAAGAAACAGCGCGCCTACGGGCAGGCCGACGAGAAGCCTGCCCCGGTCGCATGGAAAGACCAGTACCAGACCGCCCCATACCGGCGACCGAAGGAGGTCGCAGCGATTGCATCAGCCGTGAAACTCAAGGAAGAGGACATATGACCGCAACAGCCCGACCGCCCCTGACCGCCCGCCAGCGTGAGCTTCTCGACTGGATTCGTGAGAACTCGCGTCTCGCGGCCCCGACCGTGCGAGAGATCGCAGCTGCCCACGGCATCGCCTCGCCCAACGGCGTGCAGTGCCACCTGAACGCCCTTGAAAAGAAGGGCTACCTGCGCCGCAACCCGAACAAGGCCCGCAGCGTGGAGGTGGTCGATGAGTGAGAACCCGCACCCCGCCCCGGCTCCGCTGATCGTGGCGGATCTGTGCGCCCAGGCCGCATGGCTCGACGCAATCAACGACGACTCCCGGCTGCGCTTGGAGTGGGCGGCCGACACGATCCGCGAACTGCACGCGCGGCTCGTGAAGAACGCCGCCACGCTGGAGAAGACCGAATCCGAAGCCCACCAGATGGCGCTCTACATCAAATCGATGATGAGCCAGAAGGGCGGTGCCGCATGACGCTCTCCGATCTCGTACTTGTCTCGGCAGGAATCGCGGCCAACGCGGCCACGTTCTGCTTGGGCATTTTGGTTGGTTGCTCTTTAACTCGAAAGGATTCCCATGACCGCAACAGCAACGAAGCCACGGAAGGCTCGCGCCAGTGGCATCTCCCTACCCACGTCAACGCTCCGAAGTGCAATGGCAACGGTCCGTGCGGCCGTCGCCAACCGAAGCCCGAAGCCGATCTTGTCGAACGTTTTGCTGGCAAACGGCGGGATCACGGCGAGTGACCTCGAACTCCAGGTGTCGGCCGAGGTGCCGTACACGGACGCCCCGCTGCTGCTCCCGTTCGCCCGCTTGCAGGCGATCCTCGGGGCCGCGTCGGGCGACGAGGTGACGCTGGCCCCCGGCGGCAACGCTTGCACCGTGAGCGTGGGCGGCGGCACTTGGACGCTGCCGACCGAAGACGCGGCGGAATTCCCGCAGTGGGAAACTCCCACCGTGAAGCCCATCTGCCGCATCCCGGCCGACCAGTTCTGCCGGGCTGTGCGTGCGGTGGTCTACGCCACGGACAACGAGAGCAGCCGGTTTGCCCTCGGGGCGGTGCTCGTCGAGGTTCGTGACGGCACGGTGACGCTCGTGGGCACGGACGGGCGGCGGCTGTCGAGTTACGAGATCGAGGTGGACCAGGCGGTGGACGACTCCACCACGCTGATCCCGGCGCGGGCGGTTCACACGATCGCCAGCATCGCGAGCCACTCGGAGGGCGCGGTGCAGCTGGAGGCGACCGACCGCGAGGCCATCGCCACCATCGACGGCACGGTGGTCACGGCCCGGCTCGTCGAGGGACGCTTCCCCCGGTGGCGTGACGTGATCCCCGAGCGGGACGCGAAGGCCACGCTCGTGAACGGGGCCGAGCTCTTGGCGGCGACGCGGCAGGCGGCCATCGTGACGAGTGAGCAGTCGAAGGGCGTGACGTTCGCGTTCGTGGAGAACGGCATTCACCTGACGGCTCAGAGTGCCGAGGCGGGTCAGTCGAGCGTGACGTGCGGGCTGCTTGAAGCGGGCCAGACGGCGAGCGTGGCGCTCGACCCCGGCTTCGTGGTCGAGTTCCTGCGGGGCGTGGACGAGGCCGAGCCCGTCGAGGTCGAGGCGGTGGACGCTCAGAGCGCGGTGGTGTTCCGGTGCGGCGACTGCACCGGGGTCATCATGCCGTTGGCGAAGGACTGATGGTCGAGACGCTTCGCCAGATGTGGGATGCCGGGGTGCCTGCGGATGTGATCGCAG